CTTGAGGTCCGGTCTCTGCGAGTATCTTTGCAAGATCTGCCACAGATTACAGAGTGAAGACAGTGGCAGTACCAGCAAGAGACGGATACTTGGTCACAGTGATGGTAACCATAGCTTTTCCGCTGCTTGTGAATTTGACGCTTCCACCACCGGAATAAACGTAATCACCATCAATGGAAACACCACCAACGGTCACGCCATCGCTTCCAGCAATAGCTGCATACCCATTCACTTTGGGGAGGCTCGCAGCCAACTTAGCTTGGGCAAAAGTGGAGGCGCTCGGGATAAAGGTGATGTTAAGTGAAATGCGCTCGTTAGCCGAGACTTGAGCCACGACCTCGCCATCAGAGTTTTTGATCTGCTCGACATCGGCTTCATGCGAAGCGTCGTAGCTCTCAATCGTCGTGATGGTTCCGGTGGTGATTTCGGTAAGAGCGTTTGCGACCCCAACCGTGTACAGCTTGATGGTTCCTTTTGCGCCGTATACTAGCGCAAGACCTTTTGAAAGTGCCATGTTGTTAGTGTGTTATGAGTTTGCTGCTGCAAAGATTGTCATTGAACGCGAGAAAGTTCTAGCCCTTTCGCTAGTGTCATTGATGCCGAAGTCAGTTGGTGTTGCGAAATACGCAACAAACCCTCCAGACTCGTTGTATTCTCCAGCGTTTAATTCTGAAATGTTGTCGTCAACGAAGAGCGGTTGCAGGATGTCTTCAAACGCTGCAACGGTCGCAAGAACGTTGTACTCGGGAGTATCGTCAGCGGAAAGCTGAAGCGTAGCGGTTACGTCAACTTCACAAGTCCGGTCAATAGGATGAACCGGAACCGCAGTCGATGAGCGAACAACGATGCGCGGAAAGTCTGGCATCCGGTCTTCTAAGTCTGGATCTGTAAACGCACCGTGTCCGTAGCTGGTGAGACAAGCAGGAGTCCCAAGCGGAGACGCAGACCAATCTTGAGCGGCAAGCCAATCGACTAAAGCGCGTTCGGTTCTGAGAGCAACGGCATTCATTGGACAACAATACCTTTCGATTCAGAACCATCAAAAGCCGATTGAAACGCAGCGGTAATGTGATCCTCAAGCTCTTTGGCTTCGTCGTTGTAAGCTTGCTGCATCGCTTTTGAGTAGATTGCCTCAACTTTTCCAATCTGGTTGTCAGCAAGACCGATGTTCAAGCGAACATGACTAGACGGAGAAAAACCAGCCTTTGCATTGTATGCATACGCTGAAGACCCGCGATGCATTGAAACGTTCTCTTGTGGCAACCCGTATTGGTTCGCAAGATTGATGAGAGCTTGATTTCCAGCAACGATCCGCACTTGAGCAGAACCCTTCTTTGCTCGTCGAGTTCCACCGAATTGTTGAAACGACGGAGACAGCTTCTTGATTGCTTTGGTTACAGCAGACTTGAGGTAACCAACTGAACCAGCAGCGCGACGACGGAGTTTTCCAGCAGCGTCACGCATATCTTGACCGTAGAGTCCGGGTTTTCCCGCTTTAGCGTTCTTCGCTTGAGCGATCAAGTGGACCAAGCGCAATTCACGCGAACGACCGAGAAATTTACCGGTCTTCTTGTCAATCCTTCTCGCTCCAATCGGACGATTGAAGTAGTCGAGAATCTTGTTTCGAGCCGCTTGTGGGGACTTTGGCGGAAGCAGAATGTACAACCGCAGCATCAAGAAAAACGTGCGGGAGTTAACAGCATCAGCCAAAGACCGCCGAGTCTTGGGTAAATACTCCTTCCAAGCAGCGTCAAAGCGGGACGTATCGACTGTGACGGTTGGATTCATTTGGTCTTAGCTCCAAGCTCAAGAGCGTAGTAAGCACCAGAGCCATCACGCTTTGCAGACATGATCCGCATCTGTCTTCCATCGTAGGTCACAAGACGACCCACAACCGGAATCATTTTTCCGAAAGTCAGGAGTAAGCGGTCAGTGTTTTCTTGCAGCAGCAAGCTTCCAGACTCTTGCAAGAGACGGTCAGCGGTGAAACCAACGTCACAAGACCAGACCGAAGCGTCAACGGTTACAAGAGTCGAGTCAGCCAACCTCCAGTCGCTGAACTTAACCAAGATCCGCGCTTGGACGTTATCTTGGAAGCCACCGGCAATGACCGAGTTTGCGTCAGTGATCGCAGCGGGAAGACAGCGCACCAGCACTCCCTGCCACAAAAACGACGGGTTCCCCATCGCGCTCTGTAGCACGGACATCCCCAACTGGAGACTGGTCGCAATCAGGTTCACGCTGTGAAGTAGACACCAGAAACAAGAATGCGGGAAGTAGCTTGGAGATGGCTTGCAAGACTTGCGATGTCGCCATTTTCGTAATGGCTCAACTCGCAGTAAGAAGTGCCTCCGACAATCTTACCAATGACAGAAGTCTTCGCTTGATTCGTTGCATTGTCCAACCAGATGGACACAGCCGCATCGTAAGTAACGGGATCTGGAAGACCCAACCGCAGGTTTCCGGTCGCAGAACCGCTCACTGAGTTGATGGTCAGATCAACTGTAAAGGTGGAGACAAAGCCAATCGAAGTGTGGCGAGCGGTGTTGACCGTAAAAGCAAACGTGCGACCACCACCGGAATCAATCAACGTAGGAACCCACGTTGACGGAGCGGTCAGTGGGAGCGCGGCATAGATCTCATCGAAGTTCGCGTTAGCTTTGATCCACGACCCGCGGAGCGTATCTCCGTTGTTGTCGTTTGCGGTTGATCCGACGTTGATGACTTGTTGCGACATACTATTCCTTCGGCAATGCGTACCAACCTTCTGACAGCGTTATACGGTTCTTGGAGCGAACAGAAACACCGTCCGCACCTTTGACCCAAACTCGCGCTTTGACGGTCTCAGCGAGCCTTACCGGCTCACCGTGGGGGACGTAAACGACGCGAGTCCCGCAGCCACAGCTACCCACCAGCACGGTCAATGCGATCCAGAAGCTTTTGCTTAAGCTCTTTGTCTGGTTTTGCATCTTCGGCGGTGGGTTCAGTTTTAGCCAGACCAGTGAACCACTTTAAGAGAGCGGTGACGATCTGCTCAATGACGTTCATTCAGCCTTCTTTTTGTCCGCATCCTTTGCGGCAATAAGACCAAATCCAACGGTCACAGCGGCAATGGTCGCAGCAAGATCAATGTTGGTCGTAGGGTCTCCGTCGAACAGAGCTTTGATAGCTCCACCAACGGCAACCATGATTGCACCAACTCCAGCGAGAGTCGTTTTCCAGTTCATTTCTTTAGAGCTTTCCAGAGTCCAATTGCAGCAGCGATAAAAGCCAACACAGCGGCTCCGAGTTGGAACCACTGTGTCAGTTGCGGGATGAATGAAACCGCACCAGCAGCGGCAGCAGTTGCTAGAGATACTCCAACTCCATTGCTGCTGTTGGTATCGGTTTGCATTACTCGGATTTAGGTTGAGCAGCGTTGACGATTAGGTCAACAAGCGGCAGAGCAACTTTTGCGTTCTGAATGCCACCAGCTTTCACCGCAATGTCGATGAGTTGCAGCAAACCGTTGGCTTGTTCTTGAGTCAGCTTGACGATGATTTCCATATTAGGCGACCGGAGCTTCAACGACAGCAGCCTCCTCCGCAACCAAAACCGGCTCCACCTGCGGCAGCATCGGAGGAACGATTTCAACCGGCGGTAACCACGGCAGCGGCGGAGCGATGACCGGCGGGTTGATCTGGTTCTCGATCTGCGCGGTGACGTTCGCTTCGATGGCGGTCTTATCGACTCCGTTGCTGAAGCACCAGTTCAAGACCTGTTCCTGCGTCAGATCCTCGTAAGGCGTGAACTCACCAGACGGCGGCTGGAACGAGCAGGAGCCGTAGCAAGTGCCGCTGAACGATTCCTGAGTGCCGTTGCAACGCCAGTCGGCGGTGATGACGACATCGGTGTGAGTGCCTTCGACTTTGCGGACGAGAAGGCGTTCGATGATCCAAGAGATGGTAATCATGGTGGTAGTAGATTAGTTGGCAGCAACCCAAGAACCGCCGCTGTAGAAGTACAGCTTGTTGTTTGTGGTATCGACAACCAAAGGAACTCTACCAGTCTGAGAGGTAGGAGTTCCGGTAGGAGTACCAGCGCAACCGGGAATGTAGAGGAAACCGTCAGTCGCGGTAGTCGCAACCGCAGCAGCACCAAGCACCAAACTACCAGCGGCATTGAGCGTCATCGCTTGGGTGAAGGTGATGGCGTTCGGAGAAGTGCCAACGGGAGCATTGAACCATCGGAACGAGCCATCGCGTTGCTGGAAACGAGTGGCGTTATTAGATGAAGCGGAAAGGTACTGGTAAGTATCTGAACCAGTGCGAATGCTGTTACTCGTTAAATCAACAGCACCAAGACTGCTGTTTGTGTACAAACCAGCAAAAACGCCCACCTGAAGATTGCCTCCAGTGTTCCAAGCGGTGGACGGCGTAACGCCCACGCCCAGCCCCGTAGCGTTGAGGGTCATGGCGAGTCCAGTGCTAACTCCAAAAACGAGCGCACCATTGCTCGCAATACCGAAATCGGTTCTGCTGATTCCAGATATTAAAGCTATGCCAGATCCAATGTAGCCAGTTTCAGCGGTTCCATCAGTGAATCGCGCAATGACTGACGATCCAGTAGATTTGAACTGAGATGTGCTAGCAGACGCACCGCCGTTGATTTCCAGCGGATAGGCTGCGCTCGTGCCATTAATCCCAACACCTGTACTTGCGACTGTCAGCTTATTCGTCCGCACCGTCAGATCGCCGGTGATGGTGGCGGAGGCGAGGGTGGCGGATGGCGAACAAGCGAGGATGTTGTTGATGCTGATTCGCTTGGTCGTACCGGATGCCGCCATCGAATTGTCAGAGACATCGACGATCGGAACCATGTCGTTTGCGGGATCGGCCGCCGTTAGGGCCGCTAAGGCTGTAATCTTGGAGTCTGCCATAATCAGTTAGCTTGGATTGCGATTTTAAAGAGGTCTTCCTGTTGGAGGAAACCAGCGTCTTCTCTCAACAGAAATTCAAAAGTACCGTATGTGATGACGAGTTTGGATGTTCCGTCTTCTTGCCACAGGAACCCCTCGTCTTCACGGAGAACATCACGGCGTAGCAACGGCGCGTCAGTGCCACCGGCTTGACCGGCGAACAAACGATTGAGTGCTATGCCGAGTGAAATCATTAGGCGCGAGCGTTAAACGCCACCACACTACCGGAGGAGATCTGGAAGCCGGTGATGTTGCCAACCAGCGGGAAGCCAGCGGGAATGGTCTTGGATGTCCAAGTTCCGCTGATCTGGAATCCGGTAATGGAAGTAAAAACGGTTGGCTCGGTTGGAATCAAGCCAGACCAGTTGCCGGTCTGAGCGGCTGTGCTAGTGACGAGTTGGAAGCCTTCTCGGCCCATGCTGTACTCGGTTGAAATGTCTGCTTGAACGGCCATTTTGTTTGATCGGTAGAGGGGAGGTCACCGGAACTTTCCAGCAACCTCCCCAATTTTAACGGTTAACCTTTACGGACTTTCGGTGCTAAGGCTCCCTGTATCCACAGGATAAGCTTGCCTCCCTCTGGAACTGAAACAGTGTTGAAATTGTCGCGTTGGAGACTCGCGTCAATATCGGGACCAGAAACGATCTTACTCTTGCCGTTCTTGTCCACTGCTACGGTGGTGGCGATACGCATATCCGTTTGGATTAAGCGGTGATCAGCACTTCAGCTTGCGTAGTGTCCGCAGCGGCAGCACCGAACATGATGTCATACGAAGCCATATGAGCGCGAGAAGCGCGGCTGTACCACACAGAGAGCAACACAGACAGACCGTTGCTCAACTCAACAGCGCGCTGCTCAACGAACTCACCAGCGATCATTCCAACCGGCAAACCGCTCGCAACCGCAATAGCGTCCTGACCGCAGACGAAACCAGCGGTGTTCGCAATAGCTCCAGTCCAGTCGTTCTGCTCCAAGATGTTCGCGAATCCGAAATAACCGTTGTTCAGGGGACCGTAGCGCGCATCAGGGAACGGATTGGTTCCAGCGGCAGCAGTCAACTGACCGGAGAACATCAAGCGAGCCATGTGACTACCATCCAACAGCAACAGCTTCTGTCGGTAGTTCTTAGCCAGAGCCAAGATCGCAGGGAGGTCGCTAGTGTCGAAGTTGGCAGCAGTACCAATGACAGTGCCAGCACCAAACAGAGCAGCGGTCATCTGAGCGGTGACCTTCTTGCTAATGGCAAGAGCGAAGATCTCAGCGGAACCCTGAGCAAGATCAGCCAACTGGAAACCCTGATTCAACTCTTGCTGAGTGACAGTGAAAGTCTTGGTGATCTGGTTAACAGTCACCGAGGTAGCAGCCAGAGTGGACTCGTTGTTGGAGTTGTTCTCGAAGTCCGTCAGGTTGTCCTGAGCGTCATCACCACCAGTGAACTTCTTGACCTGAACGGTAGCGCGGGGGCGCAAGTTATCGAGACCAACGTTGCGCGTGAAATTGGCAATCATGGCCAACTTAGTAGTCGCAACAGTAATGACCGAGTCAGCGAGGTAATCGACAACCAGACCGGCAGCGAAAGTGTTCGCGTTCTGGGGAGCGATCAAGCGCGACTGACGCAGCAACTCGCTGTGGTTCTGAATCAAGAAACCCTTACGCTCTGCACCAGCGCGGAGGCTCTTGTGTTTCTCCATCAACGGGTTTCCGAGATTCTCAATCACGGGACGCACCGGTTCAGGAGCGGGAGCGGCGGCAGGAGCCTTCATGCTGGCTTCCAGAGCGGAAAGCTTAGCAAGAACAGCGGTGAGATCAACGGAAGCGGCAGGAGCAGCCGCAGCCGTCACAGTAGTGGTATCGGACATATTTGTGTCGGGTTGTTGTGTTGGTTGCGGCAAAGAAACTTTGCCATTTTCGCTGATAGCGTTATTGCCATCCGCAGAAATCTTGTCGTCTGGGGAGTCGTCATCTTCCTCCAGTTCTTCACGCTCCAATTGAGCGTACAGAGCGCGGAACCAATCGCGTCCAGCAGCACCACCCCAAAGGTTGGCAGCTACATCAGCGGGACTATTGGGTTCAGCCTCAAGAAAGCGTTCATTGCGACCCCACCAAGCGTTGGCCTTCTCAACTTTATCTTCGGTGGGAATTTCTCCAGCAACGAGCGACTCAGCCTCAAGAACGGTTTGCTTCTCAAGACCTTCACCGGCAAGACCTTCAGCGTATTGCTCAAGACCTTTGCGGAGGTTGTTCTTGACCGTCTCGGGAGCGGTCTTGGTGACAGCGCGGGGATGCCACTTAGCAGCCATCGCAAGCTGTTTGATAGGTTTGTCCACCAAGCCAAACTGAATCGCTTCGGCGGTGGTGAACCAAGTCTCCGCCTTCATTGCAGCGCGGATGGACTCGGGAGAGCGTCCCGTCTTCTTAGCATACACTCCAACCAGCACTTCAGCGTGTTGATCCAGAGCGTCAGCCATTTTCCGCATATCTTCCGAAGTGCCAGAAGCCATTCCAGAAGGATCGTGGATCATCATCAGAGCTGCATCTGCCATCTCTACGCGATCACCGGCAAGAGCAATGATCGAAGCAATAGAAGCCGCAATGCCAACCACTCGGGTAGTCACCGGAGCTTTGCGACCGCGCAACTGGTTGTAGATGCTCAGACCATCCCAGACATTACCACCGGGAGAGTTGATCTCTACCAAGAGCGGACCATTGCCAACTTCAGCAAGAACGTCAGAGAATTGCTTACCAGATAGACCGTTACCACCAAACCAATCTTCGCCAATCTGGTCAAAGATCTGAATGGTCGCAGTCTCACCAGCGGAAGCCGCAGGAGCGTAATAAAGCCAATCTGATTTCTTAGTGAAGCTCATTTTGTTTTCTTGGCTCGCGGCTTGCGTTGCTTTTTGACTGAAGCGGTCACTTCGGTTTGTTCTACAACAAGCGGTTGCGATCCACCTTCTGACGGAGCAACTGGAGACGGAGATTCAGAAGAATCATCTTCAATGTCAATAGCCGGTGCAGCACTAGCCGCAGGACGTTCTTTCTGAATCACCGAAATCTCAGATACATCAACTCCGTATTTGTCAGCAAGTTGACGCACAAACAAAGCTTGCTGTGCTTTTGCTTCTAAAGCAGACCGCCAATCAAGACCACGCGCACCATAGACTTCATCGTAAGTCAGAATGCCAGCCTCCAATTCAGCCAACTGAGCAGCGGAATTACGGCCAACATCAACGTTCGGAGAGCGGGGAGCGGTAATCGCTACCTCGTACCAATCAGACGGAGCATGGTTGAGCGTTGGGTCAGTCTTGATAGCGTACTCCATGACGTATTCATAAATACGTCGAGCCGCCGAAGACATCACTTGATGCCGAGACTTAAACCACACAGCAGACATATCTAGCGCACCGCGATAGACAGTTCCCTGCATGGACTCGGGATAAACAAGAACGTAAGGAATACCAACGCCAGCACAGACTTTCTCAGTCAATTGCCGCCAGTACTCACGCATATTTACACCGGGACGCTCAGTCGCAAACTGCTCAAATGAATCACCGTTCTTCAGTACTTTAACAGACGAACCAAAGACCTGCTCGTAATAGTTCTCAGCGGTGTTCTGAGTGGTTTGCGAGATTCCACCGGATCGAAGGCTGGAAGCTTGAACCTCACCGGAGACGGTTTTGACGATCTGAGCGACAGAAGCACCGAGTTTGCAAGCTTCCATCTCCAGCTTCTGCAAGTCGTCGAGATCGTGAAGATCATTGATAACCGCAGAGACAAACGGGAGTCCGCGAAGCTGTGCAGGACGGTTAGGCTCAAAAATATGGACAACCGAATCAGCAGGAATAGACCGGACATCAACTAGATTTCCCTGCGTCTTCTCTGACCCGATAAAATACGAGATTGCGCGTCCAGTCTTTGGATCAAATCGGATACCGTCAAACACGGTCTGGTCTGCCTCCATTCCAGCAGGAGTCGCAATCGATTGAGCTTCAATAAGCTGCAATCTCGGCTTTCCGCTCTCACCTTTGGTCAAAAGGATGAAGCTCTCGCCATCAAAGAACCAACCGCGAGCCGCTTGGCTCATCAGCGTTGCGAAAGACTGACGCGAACCAATATCGGGATAACGGCTCCAGACATCGAACCACTTCTTGGCTTTGAGATTCCAAGCTGGATCGCTTGAAGCAGGTTGAACCGAGAAGCTAGAGCCAACGGTGTAGCTCTCAAACAAGTCGCCAAGCCTATTCAGAACAGCGTTGTTCTGCTCAAAGAAGCGGGACTTACGGACAATCGCTTGTCGGGTTGAACTCGTTACATCAAATCGAGCGGAAGTGTAGGACGTATCAAGATACGAACGACGCAACGACTGACCGGCTCCTTCGTACTTATTAACGGGAGCGGGAAACAACTTATTAGCAATGGTTTGAAGGATTCCCATTAGCTCATTCGGGTTGTGGCTTCACGACGGAACTGTGTGAAATCACCGTAATAGCGAGTGACTGCAACCAGAATGGTCCCAAGCATTTTGTTATAGATCTGGAGGTCTGACGGATTAGTGATTCCGTCTCCAGCCAATAAGGTCACGGCAAGATCGTAGTCTGACAGCAGTGATTCCCACATTTCCAACATTTCACCAGCGGAAGCGGAACCTTTACCGGGTTCAGCGAACTCAACGGAAACGTCAGAACTAGAAGTTGAGCGGACAACTTGACCAGACTCTATAGCGTTTGCAGCAACAGTCAGCTTTGCCGTCAAAGCTTCCAACAAGCTCAAAGCGGCTTTGCTTGCGTAGGTAGTACGCAAATAACTCCGCTTAGTTGCTACGGTGTAGGTCAACACTTGGGCGGACTATTCACAGACCAACTGTGAAGTCAACTACTAGAATTTTCAGAACTAGTAGATGCGAGATCGTTCCACAGCATCACCATCGCCAATTGCATCAACTCGCAGTCATGCAAATGGTCCGGCCAGCGAGTGTTTCGCTTGAACCACAAGTGTTTGATTCGTCCCGCTCTGTTAGCCGTTGGCTTTAGAACGTGAGAGTCCAAATGCTTCCAGTATGTATCAGAATCGCTTGCAAATGCCCCTTCAGCCTCAAGCGGTGCAGGAAGACTACAAACGGTCCATTGATGATTCTCGGAGCCTTTACGAAGCCTCTGAAGAACTTCCCGCATGTGTTCACTATCGAAGACCAGAAGAGGCTGGACCGCATCAGTCCGCATTGACGTTGAAGTCGTAATGCCGAAGGGATGGATTGCGCCAGTCTTGCTGGTGAATCGCGCTCCGGTTTCTCGGCCTTTCATTGGCATCCAACCAATAAGCATTGGCTTTCTCAGCCCTCCTTCTGGTGGATACCGGAGACCGCAGGGATATGTGATTGGATTGACGCTGCTTTGTGAGAACTCAGCACAAGCATCGTAGACCGCTTGGGTGTTGAAACCGGAGTCGATGCCGACGTCCATATCATGCACGTTGTATTGAAGTTGGACCCGTCGAAGTGCAGCAAAATCGTCAGCATGACCGGCGGCAACAAGACGCGAATTGCCTTTGCTCCACTCTCGGCAAACCCACCAGACAAACGGAGCAGCGGCTTGAACGTCAGCGGTCAGGTAACGTCTGGCTTCAGGAAGTCCAGCATCAGACACGATCTCAACTCGCTCTTGTTGAGATTCTTGGTTTTCCCACGGTTCCGACAACATTCCGTTAATGAAACCCTGCAATCCCATCATTGAGCTTTTGGCTTCCAAGAACGAGACCGCCAAGTGTCCCCAAGTGCATTTACGATCCGGTGAATAGAGGCTCGACAAATGGTAAGACCTAACGCTTGGAAGACTCGCTTGATTCTCTGGAATCCATTTCCCGTGTCTCAACGCTGCCACCTTATGGGAATCCGAGATCTTACCCTGACAAAGCTGGCAAACGTAGTGCGCTGACGACCGGATACGCTGCCAGTCTGGCTTCCCATCTTCGGTCTTAGCGTTGTCCCAAGTGACTTGCTTCCACTCCAACTTGATGTATTCCGCGCAATGCGGACACGGGATGTAATACCGTCGCTGGTCCCCCCTAAGATAACGCTGCCAGATTCTGCCTTCTGAAGTTGTCGGAGTGCTGGTGAAGAAAGCTTTGGAGCTTGAGAATGCTTTCAGTCGTTGCTCTGCAAGATCCAGAGCGTCTGCTTCTTTTGCTGTTGCTTCAGCGAATTTGTCCACCTCATCTGCGACCAAGATTCGCACCGGACGGGACGCTAGGTTTGCCGGTGAATTGGAACCGACAAAGGTCAAAGTGCAGCGATCAAATTGCTGCTCAAGATTCGTCATCTGGTCTGCGTCCGAAGGAAACCGCGCAACCAATGCGGGACAATCCTCCAGAAGTGGCATCCAGCGGGATTTGCTGAACGAGCGAGCCAGATTCTCACTCGGCATCAGCCACAGTGCGGGACTCGGTTCTGTGTCGATAGCCCAAGCCAAACCAGCCATTAGGGTTGTCGTCTTGCTGGTCTGGGAACCCCAACACAACGTGACCTCAGAGACTGACGGGTCTTTCCAGCACTCAAGCGGTTCTCTGCAATATGGTCTGACCGCCGTGGAGAATGGACCGGGGTGTTCGGTCTGTCGTTGAGTAAGCGTGAGGTTTGACTCGCTCCACTCGACAACCGTTTGCCGTGGAGACGGACGGTAGATCTGACGACGGAACTCTAGGATTTCGCGTTGTAAATCAAGCATCAGAACAACTCGGTATTTAATTCTTCGATCCGGTGCTTTCGAGCTTCACTCATATTCAAGAACGCCATGCGTTCGTTCACTCCATCCATCAACTTGTCCCGCAACTGCACGTTGCAACCCCAAGTTGCGTTCTCATTGAAGATTTCAACCATCAGCACCAGACCGTCTGGCTCCAAGTGCAGCACTCCCCAAAATGGCAACTTAGTGTGCTTTGTAATCTCAAGAGCGGCTTGCAGCTTACTCCATGAAATCATCCATTGGTTGCCGTAGGTTGACTCAAGCTTTGCTAGTCCGTAAGTCCGAGATTTCACCTCATAACTTCCGGTAATTACGCCAGCGTTTTGGTTCCAGATGAACCCATCAATGCGCGACGGCTTATCGTCTGCGATTGGCAAAAACCGCAGAACCGTGTCACGCTCGATGGCTTTGAGCGCGATCTTGTTCTGACGGAGTGCTTCTAGCCCTCTCGGTTTCTGGCAGTTCAGGATTTCCATTACACCTTTTCAAGAACCGCTTTTTTGCCGGTGAAGTCTTCCCAACGCTTTACGATCACGTCGCAGTATTTGGGATCTAGTTCCATCAGGCGAGCTTTGCGACTGAGACGCTCACAAGCGATTGCAGTGGTTCCAGAACCTCCAAAGAGATCAAGAACAACATCATTGGCTTTGCTGCTATTTCCGATCTGGTATTCGAATAGCTCGACAGGCTTCATAGTTGGATGAAGCTCACTCTTCGCCGGTTTCTTGAAATCTAAAACCGTCGTTTGGCTTCTGTCTGAACCCCAATAATGAGACGCACCGTCTTTCCATCCATACAGGCACGGTTCGTGTTTCCAGTGATAATCGCTTCTGCCGATTGCAAACACCGATTTTACCCAAACCAAACACTGTCTGATTTTCCATTCTACATCAATGCAAGCTCCTCTGAAGTTGTATCCTTCTGAGTCTGCATGCCAAATGTAGAAAACAGCACCGTCCCGCATCACCGAGTTTGCTGTTGAATACACATCCCGAAGGAATTGACGAAAATCGTCATCAGACATTTTGTCGTTTTGGATTCCAAAAGTTGACTCGTCTTTTCTAGCCTTACCTGCCTTTTGTAGCATTTCATTCTTTGCTGTCATGTCCACATTGTAAGGTGGATCAGTTATCAACAAATCAGCCAAGTCATCGCCCATTAAACGCTTTGCGCTTTCGATTCTTGTAGAATCTCCGCACATCAGCCGGTGATTCCCTAGAATCCAAACATCTCCAAGCTTGGTTATTGGCTCGACCGGAACTTCCGGTGTCTGGTCTGGATCGGTTTCACCTTCAACAACTTCTGGTTCAAGCAACTCGGCAAGTTCCTCGTCCGAGAATCCAGTGAGGTCCATGTTGAAACCGTCTTCCTGCAAAGACTCCAGTTCAGACCGCAACATCTGGTCGTCCCATCCAGCATTCAAAGCCAGCTTGTTATCAGCAATGACATAGGCTCGGACTTGAGATGGAGTTAGGTGTCCAAGACGGATGCACGGAACGGTTTCAAGTCCAAGCTTCTTTGCAGCCATCACTCGACCGTGACCGGCAATGATTGTTCCATCTGCATCAATCAAGACTGGATTGGTGAATCCAAACTCTCTGATTGAACCGGCAATCTGCGAGACTTGCTCGTCAGAGTGTGTTCGGGAGTTGCGAGCGTAAGGGATAAGGCTGGAGACCAGCAGGTGTTCAATTTGATTCATTTCCAAGGATCGGTTGAGTGCAGAGTTTTCAGACATACTTCTTGAACCCAACGCTCTAGTTCGCGTTCAGCGTGTTCTGGATCGTGGGGAGCAATTCTACCGGCAAGCTGTTTCGGCATCGACTTAAGCAGTTGAGCCACGGACCCGTCATGGTCTTGCATTACCTTTTTGACCCAATCACCGGAGACTAACCGCTTTTCCCGTTCGGAGAGGTCGAGAACGTCTTTGCGAGCGTTGATTAGGTTCTTAGCTGCGGTCGCGTGAACCGAGACCATACGGGCAGCGTCGAGAGACTTTGAGCGTAGGGATTGAACCGCAAGACCGTAAGACGCTCGCTCAATCTGCTTCTGGCGTTCGTATGCTCCCTGTGGAGTGCTTTCAGCAACAATGGAAGGATTGACCGGAGCTTCTGATTCTGGGGGCCGATACGGACCTTCAGAATGCTCTGACCGGATATGGCTTGCTTCAATAGCAGCCTTCCTTCTTTGCGCTCCAGATCCACGCCAAGCGTCGGCGGCTTCAGCGGAGTCCAAAGGCATACCCTTTGAAACCAACTGAGAGACTCGGCCTTTGGTTAGACCAGAGTGCTTAACGTATTCGCTTTGGGTCATCGGAGACTTTCGGGAAGATCTTCAGATTTCGCTTTGAGCAAGTCGGCCAACCCTTTGCAGATTGTGCGCTGCTCTGGGTCTTTTGGATTTGGCTGGTAGTAACCAGCAATCTGATCAGCCGTAGAACGTCCAGCGCGGATCTGAGCGAGATGCCAGCGCAGTGTGTGATGCCCAAAATTAAGCATGACGTATTGTGCAGCGTTTGTCATTAGTGGTGCGTTTATAATACAATAGCGAGTTTGATCGCGGAAGATGATCGGTCCCGCGCGATCAC